TCGTGCTGCCCGGGTCCACCAGCCACACGTTTGTTGCCGATGTTGAATCCAAGGCTTTTGTCGTGGTGGAGGCCGAGCTGGACGCCATGCTTATCGCTCTGTCCATGGCCGAGAAGGGAAAGGGGCTGGCCGGGGCGATCGCCCTTGGCAGCTTGGCGCACAAGCCCGACGCCGCCACCTGTGATCTGCTTTCTTGCGCCATGTCCGTTTTGGTCGCCCTTGATTTTGAGCCGCCTGCCGCCGTGGTGCGGAAACAGGATGAAGGCGACGAGGCTTTTGCCAAACGCACGCATGAGCGCGAGCACCGCGTTTCCAATCTCCGCCGCGTGTATGGCTGGTGGCCGGAACAGTACCCACGCGCGAAACGCTGGCCAGTTCCCGTTGGCAAAGACCCCGGCGACGCTTTCACCGCAGGCTGCGACATTGCCTTGTGGGTGCGGTCCGGCTTGCCCCCTGTGATGTTGTTGGAGCCCATTGCTACGCCACCAGTGACTGCGCCTTTGGGATGTTCCAGCTCTGATGTGTCTGCAACGTCGGGGGTAGGGGTGGACCTGGGAAGCTCACCCCGCGGCGTAGAGCAGCTGGCGCACCACTTGGCCGCCCACGGCATCACGCTGCACCGCACCTCCCCCGGTGGCCTGCTGCTGCCTGTGGCGGGCGGCTCCACCCCGCCCAGCGCCATGGATGAGATTATCTTCCTCATCCCCGATGATCTCGCCGCATGGCTGAAGGGGTTGGATCTGGATGAGGTGACGGCGGACATGCTGGGGGGTGGCCGTGGGTGAGACATTCAAGTCCGTCGAGGCGGTGCGCCGCTTTCTCCTTGCGCAGGGCTATGCCGTGACCAAGAGCACTATTGGCCGGCACAGCAAGGAGGGATTCATTCGCGCGGGCGCAACGGAAGAACAGGCGTTCAAGTACGCCAAGGCGTTCCTGAAAGAGGCTGTATCCGGCAAGCGCAAGGATGAGGCCGTGGCTGACGAGCAGCGGCGCTACCTGCGCGGCCGGGCCGAGAAGATCGAGCAGGAGGTGGCCCAGCTGCGGCTTAAGACCCTGGAGCACGAGGGCAAGCTCATCCCGCGCGAGCAGGTGACGCACGACTTGGCGGCGCGCGCGGTGATGTTCAAGGGCGGGCTCAAACATCTGGTGCAGTCCAATGTCAACAGCTGGGTGCACCTGGTGGAGGGCAACCCGCGCAAGGCCGGAGACCTCCAGCGCGAGCTGCTGGGGAATATCGAGCGCATGCTTTCCGGCTACGCCCGGGCCGACAGCATTGTTCTGGAATTCGAGGATGACCCCCTTGGTGATGACGAGCAGCATTCCGCAGAGGAACATGGTGTGCACGATGCCGACCGTCCGTGATGACATACAGCCTTGCGCAGTTTTTCCTTGTCCGAAAGGGGAAAACGACGCGGGCAGATTGTCTGTTTTTCCTGCCGAGCATTGGGGAAAGTGGGGAGGAGAGCCCGGCCTCTACCGTGTGATGATAGGGCAGGCGTGGCTTTCCAGGTCCGGCGAGCGTGTGAGCTTTTATGACAGGGAGGGCCTTGGGACTGTCTTGCAGCGTTGGGGCCTTGGCGTTTTGGGGCTGGGGCACGATGGCCCAGCGGCTGGAGCCGTTCCGTACACCGCGCCGCAGGGGACCTTCGTCTACTATCAAGACCCCGGCTCGGGCGAGGTTATCCCGGCCAGGACAAGCACCTATCCTTTCCAGGACGAGCAGGGCGACTGGCGTGTGTACTTGCTGTATCCGCGACGGAAACCGGCAGTGCCGCTGGATTACCTGACCCTGCGCAACCGTGGCGAGGGGGTCTGACATGCAGGCGGCTGCGATGTTGACCGACTGCCCGCAGCAGTCCTCGCACCGCTCGTGCGTCGTGCTTCGTCTCCCGGCGAGCATGCGCCCGGCGTGGATGCCTACACGCTACGAATTCAAGCTCTCCGCCCCAGAGGGCAAGGTGCTGCGCATGCGTCGCCGCATCCCTTGCAGCGAGTGGTCGGAAAAGCACCGCGTGGTGACCATGAGCAGCCTGGCTGGGCTCTGGCGCAACGAGGTGACGCCGTACCTTGCGGGCATTATGGACGCCAGCTGGCACGCATCCGTGCGCACGGTCATCATCTGCAAGGCGCCTCAGGTCGGCATGTCCGAGGCCGTCAACAACTGCATCGGCTACGCCATAGACCGCGATTCCTCACCGACCATGTTCGTCTACCCGGACGAGCAGACAGCGCGGGACAACAGCAAGGCGCGCATTCAGCCGATGATCGAAAGCTCGCCCGCGCTGCGCCAGTACCTCACCGGCGTGCAGGACGACGTGGCCAACCTGCAAATCAACTTGCAGCACATGCCCATCTACATGGCCTGGGCTGGGTCGGCCTCGCGTCTGGCGAACAAGCCCATCCGCTACATTGTGCTCGATGAGGTGGATAAATACCCGCCCGCGGGAAAGCGCGAAGCCGATCCCATCAGCCTGGCCGAAAAGCGCAAGATAACATTCCGCTGGGACTACAAGATTTGGAAGCTCAGCACGCCGACAGTTGAGAATGGTCCTATCTGGCAGGCCCTGCAGAACGAGGCGCAGATCGTCTATCACTACTGGGTGCGTTGCCCCTTGTGCGGTTGCTGGCAGCTCATGAATTTTGATCAGATCAAGTGGCCGGAGGACGAGCGCGATCCCGAAGCCATAGAAGCAGGGCAGCTGGCCTGGTACGAGTGCGAGCACTGTGATGGCCATTGGGATGACGCCCTGCGCGACAAGGCTGTGCGCATGGGCCAGTGGCGCGACAACTCAGGCGTTGAGCTCATGGCCAGCTTGGATAGCTCCCGGCCAATGAAGATCGGCTTCCATGTGCCGAGCTGGCTGTCTTCTTTCGTCTCCCTCTCCGCCGTGGCTGCCGCGTTCCTGAAAGGCCTCAAGGACAAGACGGCCATGCGCGACTTCATGAACGCGCACAAGGCCGAGCCTTGGTTCGACTACACCCAGCCGCGCAAGCACGAAACCATGCTGCTGCTGCGCGATGACAGGCCCGAAGGCATTGTGCCCGGCGGCGGGCTCATCGCTGGCATCACGGCAGGAGTGGACACCCAGGACAACGGCTGGTGGTACGAGATCCGCGCCTGGGGATACGGGGCGGAGCAGGAGTCCTGGCAGGTGCGCGCCGGGTATGTCCTGACCTTGGAGGCCCTGGACACGGTGCTTTGGGACGAGCCCATCACCGATGTGGACGGCAATGTCTATTCCGTCGAGCTCGCGGTCATCGACGCCATGGGCCACCAAACCTACAAGGTCTATGAGTGGGCCAGGCGCAACCGTGGCCGCGCCTTCGCCTTCAAGGGCGAGGCCAGGATGCGCCAGCCTTTCGACTTCACCCAGTTGGAATACTACCCCACCCGGGAGGGCAAGAAGAAGCCCATTCCCGGCGGCTTGCAGCTGCTGCGCGCGGACGTGAACCTTTACAAGAACCGTCTTTCGAGCCTGCACGAGGTCGCCCCGGCTGACCCTGGCGCCTGGCACCTGTTGGCCAGCTGCACGGAGAACTGGGCGCGCATGCTCGTGTCCGAATACATCGGCGATGATGGCCTGTGGCATTGCCCGGACCATCTCCCCAACCACGGCTGGGACTGCTCTGTTTACAACCTGGTGGCGGCGGACGTGCGGCGCATCAAGTACAGGCAGCGGCCCGAGGAAGTGGCTCGCTTTTCGGAACCCCCGCGCAAATCAGAATCAACGTCCGCTTCAGGCGGCAGGAAGCTCCCCGGTTGGCTGGGGAGAAGGAGATAGCCATGCCCCATATCGATTCCTTGCCCCACGCTCGCCCAAGCCTTATGCCTTACAATGTTGTGATGAATCGGCTTTCGTGCTCCAAGAACACCTTCCACCGCTTGGCGGACTCTGGTGAGCTCGGCCAAGTCTACCGCATTGGTACCCGCAAGATGGTCACAGAGCGTGGGGTGGAGGAATATCTTCAGCGCGTCTGTGATGTGGACGAAGCCAAACCGGCGGCAGTGTCCGCGCCAACTCCCAAACGGGCCAAGAAGCCGCGTGCGAAGACGGCGAGCCACGCCAAGGCAAAGTAAGTTTTCGCGTTAAAACTTACTTTCCGTCCCATGCGTCCCATGCGTCCCATAGGTACCAGACACTAGCACCATGGCCGAGCTAACAATGCGGCCATGAGTATATGGACCCACACCGAACTCGACTCGCAAATTGCAGCCTTTAAAGCGGCCTTGATTAAGGTCGCCTCCGGGCAGTCCGTTCAGGTCGGCGATACAAACTATACCCGCGCTGACCTTGGATCCATCCAGAAGACCCTCGAATATCTGAATCAGCAGAAGCTGTCCCTTTCCGGGGCAGCCGGGCCGCGCGTTGTGCCCGGGCGGGTGCGCAGATGAGCGCGGCGAACTTCATTGATCGCGCTATCGCGTATGTGAGCCCGCAGGCCGGACTTAACCGACTGAAGGCGCGCGCGGGCATGATGCTGGCTGAGCGTGGCCTGGAAGTCGCCGCAACCATGCCGGTGCGCCGTGATTCTGGTAGCCGCAAAAATACCTTGTCATCTTGGAATCCCTTGCGTCACTCGCGCTATTCCGAATCCTCAGAGCGCAAGCTCAGCCAGGACCGGGCCGATGACCTTGTGGCGAATGATCCCTATGCCGCTGGAACAGTGGAATCCATGACGGTCAATGTCATCGGGACAGGGCTTCGCCCGCAGGCCCAGCCAAACATGAAGCGGCTCGGCATCACGGATGAACAGGTGGCCGCCTTTGCGGCCAGTGCGGAATGGGCATGGAAACTTTGGAACCGTGAGGCGGACGCATGTAGCTGCTGCTCTTTCGCGGATATCCAGTTCGTCAATTTCCGCTCAATCCTCACCCATGGCGAGTTCATCAACCTGCAAGTGAAGGTAAAAGAGCCCGGGCGGACGTTCTCGACAGCTTTGCAGCGCATTCACCCGCAGCGGCTACGGACCCCCCTCGACCTGGTGAGCGATCCCAATATCCGCGAAGGCGTTGTGCTTGGTGAGCGTGGCCAGCCTGTGAGTTGCTGGATTGCCAACCCGGACGATGGCGTGATGTTGCGCCTAACTTCTTCGGACTTCCAGAATCTGCCCATCAAGCGCGCCCACCGCAACGTGGTCTACCACCGGTTTTTCCACCGCGATCCGGAGCAGGTGCGCGGCACAAGCATTCTTGCCCCCGGCATGAAAAGCTTTCGCGACCTGGGCGACTACTTGGACTTTGAATTGGTGGCCAACATCGTTTCCGCAAGCTTCCCTTTATTCATTGCCACGGACAATGCCGAAGACATCCCCGGCAGCGAGTCTCCCAATGGGCCAAAGACAGACCGAGGCCGCATCTACAACGAATATGAGCCGGGGCAGGTTATGTATGGCCGCAACGGTGAAAGACCAACTGTTCTTGAATCCAATCGGCCGGGAAACAATTTCGGCACCTTTGTGGAGCGCGTGCTGCGCGGACTCTCCGCCGCCACGAATATGCCCTATGAGGTTCTGGCCAAGGACTTCTCCAAAACCAACTACTCCAGCGCTCGCGCCTCATTGCTTGAGG